ATTAAATGTTTGTATCTCTGCTAAAACCTGTGCTCCATCAAACACCAAATTAAACTTGCTCTGGTCGATTTGCGAACCCGTGCTAGTATGTGCTGTATGACATACCCAGTACTTGCTGTCGTCCTCTGCGAAGTCTAATCTATCATAATATGTGTTTGTAGCCCAAGCTCCTCTTTGTCTAAAGATACCTTGGTTTAAGTCAGCCCATCCATCGGTTTGATTGGTATATACGCCAAATCTAGCCTGTAATGTGTTGTTAGCATCAGCAGGTTTTACCCTAAATTGTACTGCTGTTGAGATAACTGACCCTGTACTCGCATCAAATAATGTACCTAAAACATTAGGTAGGGTTTTTACATTAGTACCTGTGCCAAGCTCACAGGCTTCCAAATAGTCATCAAGACTATGTATGCCTGTTTTAGATGACCTAAACTCTAGCTGTTCCGACTTTGGTTTTGTAGGTACTACTGTCATTATTCAATCCTGTTTCGTTCTATGAAGTCAATGATACGTGCTTTAGTCATTGTATATTTATCATCTTTTTCATATCGTATTTTTAGTTTATCTAATTCGCTCTGTATGTCGTCCATCTTTTTACTACATTTACATTTTCCTGAAGATGCTTTGTTTGGGTCTAATTCAACCTTAGTACTATCTAAATCGTTTTTTACATCTTGAGATAATTTTTCCATAGCCTCATCAATTAAAGCCTTGATGTACTCCTTATCAATAGGAGATAATTTTGTGCTTGGTGATAAGCCGTTTGATTTGTTTGCCATATTATCCTCTTCCTTGTTGCATTGGAACTATGTTTCCTTTTTCGGCTTCTCTCAATAAAGCCTCTTGGGACATAACATCTGTGGATACACCTTTCTGTGCTTCCATCATCGCCATTTGTTGAGACGGTGTTGGTCCCATTTCTTTTTCTGCTTCAGTTATTTTAAATTGCTCTATATCTGAAACACCCATAGCTCTAATAGCTTCTTCCACAATCTTACCAGCTTTATACTCCATTTGTAGTCCTGATTGCGAAACAACCTGTAACATATTCATCCAAGTTTCAGCATTTCTAGATGGCTCGACTGGTAGAGTTCCATCAATAACTAGGTAATCTATATTCCCTTGTAGAGACGAAACATCGAAGTCTAAATATCCATCTTCGATTTGCTTAACAAGTTCACCTGGCATTTTATCTACATCTACCTTTAATGAACCTTCTATTGCTACAGCATCTTGTAAGTTTTGTACCATCATTCTTGCCATTGGTCGTACTGTTGTAGCTGACATTATTCTAGCTAATACACCTAAACGCTGTGAACCTAGTTGTGTCAGACGAGCGATTTCTGTTGCAGTTCTAATTCCATCTGCTGTTGGTACACCTTGTTGTGCATCAGAAGCTGCCGATACTCTTTGTTTTAAATCAGACATAGCGGCTATGTCTTGCCAATGACCTTTAGTTACATCTGGTACTTGAGCTATAAATACTCCATCACCTGGTTTAGCACCTGGCATAGTACGAACAACTCCCCACGGGTTTCTATCAATCAAGTCTGGGATAGAAACTTGAGTTGGGTCTACGAACATTAGATTGTTAAGAGCGGCTTGAACATTATCTATTCTAGAACGTAATAACCAAGTTGAAACCTCGTGGAGAGGAAGTAACAAGTCATATAGAGATTGGCTAAAAGTTTTATGACTGTCTTGGAATAATCCTCCCACTACTACAGGGAATTGTTGTCCGTATGGATTTAGCTGACATCTAATTATTGCTTCTTCATCAATAACTGTCATCACCATCCAAATCTGTTCTATACTTGGAATTCCTATTTCATAACCTTGTAAACGAACCCACATCTCATCAACAACTCTTGCATTGTCTAATGTGAAGTGATGTCCATTTTCACTACCTGAAGGTTCTTCAGGATTAATTGATAATCCTCTACCTTCTTCTCTCCAATGTTTATGTGCATCCCAAGCAGTTTTTCTACCCTGCTTTTTACGCAGTCCTGGGTATTTGTTTAGTTTGGGATACATCTGCGATGCCATTAAGGCATTCGTGGAAACGTAATCACTAAAAACGATGAACTGCATACGTTCCCAATCCCCCCAATTAACTCTTGGGTCGGGAAAAACTTTCCTTGGGTCAAAATTAATTATGTGGTTTGTATTATTCTTTGCATCCCAAACAACTTTTGTAGGAGCAAAACCGTATCTAATACTATCTAACAACATTTGAGCAAGTCGTGCCTCTCCTGCTGTTCGTCTCATATGTTGATGAAGTAATCTTTCTAAAATTAATGATGCTTTTCTAGACTTCCTATTCATTCCTTCTAATTGGAACATAGGATTTCTTCCTGCTAAAGCAGCCATCATATATGTTAATACTGTATCAGCTATAGCTCGTGTATCAGCTACAACTGCTTTCTCTCTGAACTTTGTACTATCTGCTGGTACCCAAACATCGTGTGCTCTATCTGCATCTTTCCAATGGTCGTATCGTCTGGATATTCTTTCAAAACTCATTTTGGACGCAGCACGAATATAATCTATTAGTTTACTTTCTTGCTCGTCTGTTAGGTCGTCTGAGATACATTGGTACTCAGTCAACTTGTTCATATGCTGAGATAAGTCGCAAATAATATCGTTTTTGTCTGCTGTCTGATTTTTGTAGTTCATAATTTGTTGTACCCTTTGTGTTACGGAAAGTCGTCCTACAACTCTCCCCAATTACTCCATTTGTTGTCAGAGTTCTTCCTAGCTTTGTCTATCCATTTCTTATCATCATCAAAAGTATTATCCCATTGTTTGAAATTTGCATTTAATGATGCTGACATTTGGATTGGTACATTCATCATATCTGAATTGATACCAGCCATTCTAGATAAAGCATCTAGTCCCATAGATAAGGCATCTATTTGGTCATCGTGTTTTCCATTTGGAAACGATTGAGCCTCATCCATAAAGTCATCTAACCACGGAGCTTCTTTAGGTAGATGCACTCTTCCTCCTTCTATCAATGGAGACACAGCATTTAATCTGATTACCTTGTCACCATTTACTCTATATGGTATTACAGCCATACCTGAAGCGTGTTTTAATTCTTGGACTAATGATTGACCACTAGCTTTATCTTCTATGTATACTCCTCTTAAACCCTTACCTCTATATTTAGCATTTAGATTGATACAGGCTCTTTTTAATTCTGGGAAATCATATTTCTCTCTAACAATATCTATAATATACATATCTCCACCTTCATCTAAACCTAATACCATCATTACAGAGAAGTCAGATTGTTCTGTTTTCTTAAATGCAGTATCAGCAGATATTAATATTGTTTGAAATTCTATATCTTTTTTATCATAGTGTCTCCACCAACTTGATTTTATTAAGTTACCTCCTGCGATATAAGGTGTTTGTTGATATAAAGAAGCGAATTCTCTTGGGTCTAATCTTTTACGTTTATATAATTCCTCTAATGGAAATCTTTCTCCCCACAATGGCTCTTCTTCTTCTATTGAATAAGTTCTTTTACCTGGAGATACTGTGCTTAATTTACCTGGTGGAACATATCTTGGGTCATCTGGTGGTAATTCCGTTACACTCTCCTTCTTACCCTTGTTAATTAATTTTATTGCAGGAAAGTTTATGTGTTCCCAAGCACCTTCTTTCCAATCGTCTGTCTCCATTAACCTACCTGCCACATCGTCTGGATGCCAACGAGTTAGAATAACTATCTCTATAGGTTTATTTCCATCTATCTCTGGTTGCTTACGAGTTGTTAGTGCTGATATGTAATATGACCAAGTTTTATTTCTTTGTGTGGCACTCTCAGCTTCTTCTCGTGCTTTAATTGGGTCATCAAGAATAAGTAATGTAGCGGCACGACCAGTAGTAGAGCCTCCAATACCTGTAGCATAATAAGTTCCACCTTCAGAAGTACGCCAGTCATCTACTGCTCTACTCTCATCAGACATTTTAAAATCTGGGAATGCTTGGTCAACAAGTTGTTCACGAGCTAAGTCTCTAACTTGTCTACCAAATGTTTTTGCTAGGTCTTGGTTGTATGAAGTTGATAAAACATTTCTAGTTGGTTTGGATGCTAAATAGAATACAGGAAAATGAACTGTCGCAATAAAAGACTTTGCGTGTCTAGGTGGCATAGTAATAAGAAGTTTATGTTTACCTAATGTACCCTTGGCTAACTTATCTAATGTTTCCATTAACTCTATTTGAAATGGAGCGAATGTCATCTCTGGATTACATAACTTTACAAAATCTACAAAACTATTTTGTGCTGACTTTAATTTTAAAAGATGTTTTGCTGCTTGGGCTTGAGATACTGCCATACTTTATTCCTTATCGGGGTTTCCACTCTCGCTTCCACCCCTATTCATATGAAAAGGCAAACTCTTATAAGGAATAGCCTCCCCATTGATATCATATATTATTTCTCCGTCAACAGAACCAACCATTAATTTCTTTCCGTTCTCTTTAACGTATAGTGTGGGTTTAATTTCAGTTTCCCCCTGATACTTTCTTCGGTTCGGAGTTATTAATCCCTTCCTGTGTCGTATTGCCATTGATTTTCTCGTCTTTATTGTCTTGTTCTATCACATCTTTGTCTAGTTCGTCTGCCTTTGACGCTATTTGCTGTAGTTCATCTATAGTTAATTCAGTTACTTTCTTGTGTTCGTGAGAGTGTTGATTGAAGGAATGGTGTAAATCAGGCATTACTTTGTTTAACATTGTACTAAACAGACGGACTTGTTGGTTAGTCCAGTTACTATCACCGTTTAATACCGACCTGACTTTAGGAATATTCTTCCTTACTACATCTAGTACACTTCTACGTACTCTATCTATTTCTAATGGTGATACAGGAGGCAAACTTCCTGTTGATTTAAGTGGATTTGGATTTTTTCTATAAGTAGCCATAATTAACCTTACCATAGTTTTCAAAATTTGGTGCGAAATATATAAGCACACAAAATGAAAATAAAAAATGTGGGCGGCGGGTCGACCCTCGTCCCCCCCTAGCTTCGCTAGATGACCGATTTCTGACACAAAGCTCTGCTTTACCCTACGAAACCTGCCGTTTTATGTCCCTACTAGGGAGATATCTTACGCATCTGCACGTGTTGTTTTCAAAACCTCCTCACAAGCCGACACATAACCCCCTTTGTGGAGCATAGGTCAATCATAGCAAGGGTTTGCAGAGTTGGTCGTCCTATCCTCCCTAAAGGGAGGAGGAGGGATATCAATGGTGTCAAGTCGGCAACCGAGACACGACAGACACCCAATTAATCACGCAGTCTCGGAAAGGAGCAATAAGTATGTCTAAATATACAATGAGTAACGGCAAATCGCCTACACAGGCGACAGCGCAGGAAATCCACGACCATATCGCACAGGCGAAAACGGTTGCAGAGGTTAAACCTTGCGTGGAGGAGTTCGAGAGACGATTGGCTAAAGCCAAAGGTCGTACGCACTCACGAGCAGGTAAGGAGTTGTCGAAGGAGTTTGTGGACAACAAGGTGGCGAAGATTAGCAAGAACCTTGCACAAGCGCAGTCAGCTTTAGCTGTTCTAGGTGGAACTTCACCTGCACCCGTGCACACATTTACGAGTGCGGCACAGGTGATTGCGAAGTCGAACCTTAAAGCGAAAGACAAGGAGAGACTTCTAGCACTACTTGGCTAGTTCTCACACACACAAGCCCTCAACTGCTTCGTGCAGTTGGGGGTTTTTTTTGTAGCTAATGGTTGCGTCTGATAGGTCAACAACTATGGCGACAATCAATGGCGACAACGGTTGCACAAGCGAGAAAATGAATAACCCTCGTTTTCTGTTAAAAGTTTAGGGGTTGTAAAATATATCTATCTTGAGGCTTGTGCAATCAACATCAATCAATGTACTGCGCAAAGGAGGTATTCAATGGCAGAACAAATCAAAAAGCAACCAACATATTTCGCAGACGAAATGTGTTTTACTTTGACAAAGGTGATAAAGGACTTACCAAAAGACTGCGTAAGCACCAAGACTGATGTCGAAAGTCTCATAGCAACCATTGACACGGGCGATTATGTGCTAGTGCCAAAGGATGTAGCTAAAAGAGAGGCGATAATCGAGGGAGAAAGCGAGTGGCTTTAGTACCAAGAGAAAAAGCAATAGCTGACGCACTTGAGTATTACAAGGGAGGAATTCTTTCTTGCTTACAAGCAATCAAGTACGCAGTTAAACATAACGACAAGCAATATCTAAAACAATCAAAGGTTCGTCTTGCAGAACAGCGTAAATATTTTAGGGCGATAACCGATATGAAAAACATTGGTTGTTCAAAGGAAGTTGCTTGGAAGATTAATGGTATAACATAGGAGCGACAATGCCAAAACTAAAACCAAATCATTTTGCAGTAGAAGATATTACTTTCTATGCTATGGATGAAAACAGCGAGATAGTGGTGGACGAACAAGGAAACCAAGTAAGCTATCGAATAAAAGAGGGTATTAGATTTAAACCTCTAGAATATCTGTGTGAAGATATGACACCAGAAATAATGGAGGAGGATAAAAATGCCTAAATACAAAGCAACACAAATAGAAGATATCACTTCTGGTACTTTGGTTAAGACGAAAATAATTGAAGCCAAAGATAAAGCTGAAGCGCAGGAATGTGTGGAGGAAGAAGGCGATACCGAATGGGAGTTGGACTATAATGTAGAATTTGGACACGAAGTCCAATACTCTTTGGAGGAGGTGGTAGATGAAAATAAATGAGTGGGGTGTATTTGTGGAACGACCTAATACTTCAACTTATGAAATAAAATTAAGTGAGGAGTTAGCGAGTAAAGTTTCTGAATACATAGAAAAACTAAAAGAAAATGACCCAAACATTATGTCAGGCGACACGAAAGGCAGGATATTATGGTAGAAAAACCCAAAAATACCACAGACGAATGCGATTTCTGTGAGGGTAAGGGATATACCCAAATACAATCTTGCTATGATG